CTTGATAGCCTGATTTCCGATGCTCCAATTTTTTATTTTGAGAAAGTATGAGTGACAAGTTAAACATTGCCAATGAGATGAAGCAGTTGGATCTCAAAAATCGTCAATTCTACAACGAGCTGACGCCCGAAGAACGTAAAAAGTTTTCTAATTTTCTTATGATTCGTTGGGGCAGCAGTGTTCAAGGTCCGTCGGAATTGCAGGAATACTATGTGCAAAGTTGTAATCATTACTTCAACAAACATTTCTTTTCTATAAACAAGCATCCTGAACTGCAGTGGTTGTGTGCTACTGCTGTCAGTCCCGGCATGGGCGTACATAGACATCAGTGGATTGCACCCAAGAAGAAAGAAGGCAGCAACAGCGCCGTTAGAAAAAAATTAGCAGAATTTTATCCCAACATGAAGGATGACGAACTAGATCTCCTGTCCAAGATAACAACCAAACAAGAGTTAGATGATTATGTTAAAGCACACGGTACCGAAGTAAAGAAATAATTATGAATGCTGTTGTATTCGCAAACGAGAAAAAAATTCACGCAATGAAATTTGAATGCCAATATTGTAATAAATCTTTTGTGAAAGAAACTACCCTAATGGTGCATGTCTGCGAAAAAAAGAAACGCTATCAAAGCCAAACCGAAACTGGTATACAGATAGGACTACGTGCTTATCAAAAGTTCTATGCAATGAATTCAGTCACGGGTCGTGAAAAATCTTTCGATGACTTTGCAGCCAGTCCTTATTACCGTGCGTTTGCACGTTTTGGACAATACTGTGTCAGCATACGTGCTATCAACATTCTTCGATTTGTAGAATGGTTATTAAAAAACAACAAGAAGATCGACTACTGGTGCAAAGACAGTGTCTACGGCGAGTACTTGTCGGAACATCTTCGCGTTGAAAATCCCATGGACGCTGTTCAGCGAGCCATCGAAACTAGTATTGATTGGAGCGAACGCACAGGGAATCCCCCACACGATTATGTGAGATTTGGCAATGACAATGCATTGTGTTATGCTGTTACTACAGGGAGAATTTCTGCCTGGGTGCTGTACAATTCCAATTCAGGCATTGAGTTTTTGAGCAGACTAAACAGCGAGCAGCTTGCCACAGTTTGGCCGTATGTTGATACAGACTTTTGGCAAAAACGATTTCGAGATTACCCAGATGATGTTGATTATATTAAATCTGTTCTTATTAAGGCAGGATGGTAATGATTTCCATTAACTCAACCGGTCTGGTCACTGAGTGGATACAAAACTATAAAATTTGGAGAGATTCACAAAAATTTTATAACAACCGAGAACATCTAGAAATTGCGCACAGTGACATAGGTGTTTCCTGTTATCATTACACCAACGTGGACCAAATTAACAGTGATCCGTCCTCTGTAATTGTTATCGACTGTCTGACTGAAGGAATACATTCGTCGATATATTTTAAAAAATACAATCGTAATAAACATTATTTAATTTTTTCCAATGGCTGGTGGGATACTGATTTATTTGAGTTACCAATTTCCTATGACTTAGTACATTATCATTTCTTCTTGTTTGAAATGGCTGATACTTATTTGTCACCCAGTCGTTTTTGTTTTTATTTAGACAAGCATTACAAGTTTGAAGAACATAAACCTTGTATTTTTATTTCAACTATCGGGAATGTCAGGAACGAGAGAGATATACTGATCGAAGAATTACAACGTACACTAACTTATAAAAATTATATTCTAAGATATAGTGGTCAAGACTTGGGACAGGCGTGTACTTCGGACGTAATTGAATTACAACGCGGTATGTTTGACCCGTACACTTGCATATTACCTGAGTATTATCACAATTTGAGTCAGACTTTACCGATTGACATATACAATCAAGGCCGCTTTAATCTAGTAGTAGAAACTGATTTAGATTTACAAAACGAGTTCTTGTTAACAGAAAAAACTATTAAGGCATTGATCACTGGGATACCGTTTGTTGTTGCAGCAACTCCGTATTTCTTGAAACATTTACAAAGCATCGGATTCACTACATATGGTAGTCTGTGGAACGAAAGCTACGATAGCATCACTGATTTTCGATTGCGTATGAAGAATATTTCTAATTTATGTGAGCAATTAAATAAGTTTGATTGGAATACTAATTATGCTAAACTACTACACATACAACTGCTCAATCGTAATAATTTTTTTAATCTAAGCAAAATAGTGCACCAACAATTTACTAACACAGAAGTAATTTTCAAAAAGGTTTTTTGTGAAAGCTGATATCGATATAGATTTGCCAGATAGGCAAATGTTGCTTGACTTAATACAACATACTGCAGCACGTCAATTGCACCAAGGCCAGGTGCGCCGACATAACTCTGGTGTTTATGTAACTGATATTCCTAGAGATCCCATCAATAACTGTGCTGCAATTGACTACAACGAAGCAGAATCTCGCGGCTACTTTAAAATTGATCTGTTAAACATGTCTGTGTATCAGTTGATAAGAAGTCCCGAGCACTACGAACAACTGCTACAGAAGGAACCCAATTGGGCACGTCTATGGACCGATTCCGCCTGGGCAAAGCAACTGGTGCACGTGGGAAATTATACCAAAATGTTGGAAACCATGCGCCCGAATTCTATTCCCAGAATGGCAGCTTTTATCAGTATCATTAGACCCGGAAAAGCACACTTACAGAATCGTCCATGGGCGGAAGTATTTGCTGCAGTCTGGGACGGTGACGAGTCACATGGATATACATTTAAAAAGAGTCACAGCTTGGGATATGCTCAATTAGTAGCATTACACATGAACTTGTTGGAAGACTTAGAACAATCTATTCAACACGTTTGACCAGGGTAACACTTTTTCTTTTTGATTTCTTACGACTCAAGTCGCTTAGACTACACACAGGTCCGCATAGAATTGTCAGATCTTTGTTAATAAAAGTGCGACGATACTGCCGGAATGGTTCCCAATCTGACTTCAAAAAAATATTAATAGGTATGCTTCTGTTGCTTTCCCACCACCATACTGCTGCCAACTCAATGAACAGCAATTTGAGTTGAGTATCTTGTATGTTGCCAAAGTCATAAATGGTAGTAATAGTTTCGTCGCGATTTTGTACGATGCCAACATATTCCATGTTGGCATAAATGCATAGAGACATGAAAGGATATTTGGCAGTAAGCTGTTCTATTATGTTGTTGCCCATGCGGGTATTTATGTGTTGGATTTTTGGTGTAAATAACTATTAGCCGTTTGGCACAAATATTATAAGATAAATAGAATCATGTACTCAACAACCGCTTACCTTTACCAACAAATTCAACAAGTTTTGTTAATAGACATCAGCGGCGCTTATTTCAATGCGAGGTGGAATCCGGTGTATGCAAAAAATTTAAAATGTAATTTGGGCGTGGACAATGTTATTTTGTTCCAATTCCTGAATCAAGATCAAAAGCCAGTGAACATCACAGGATCTACGTTTACCTTTCGTATTATCAGTCAAAATGGCGAAAATCTTCTGTATGCTCGAGAACTAGTGGCCTTGAGTTCCAGCTTGGGGCGTGCCAAAGTCACTATTCCTGCTGCTGACACATTGCATTTTCAAGCTCAACCGGCCAGCTGGAGCTTGGAAGTATCGTCGGGCGTGTTAGATCAGGCAGTGTATACCGACGACTATTCCGGTGCTAGGGGCGATATTGACCTGGTAAATTCTATATTTCCCATGTTTGTGGGCAGTCAAATTCTAACTGTTCCCAGTCAAGCACCTGTAAATGACATCTATTTTTCCAGTACACTGGAAACAGATGGTAGAGCATTGACAACCTTTCAGTTTGATCCCGACGACTTGACCGGGGTGGTTGCTGTGCAAGGCGCAACTGCAGCCACAGCCAACACTGTTGAATGGTACAATGTTCCTTTTCAAGATCTCAGAACTGGTCAAACAGTCGAACAGCTGACTCTGACCAACAGTCGAGCCCGCATTGGTTTTAACGTGTCTGGATACCACCCTTATTTGCGACTATCTTTTGATCTTACATCCGGCGACTTTGGTGTAATTGTATATCGCTAATTAACACAAAGTATGTTATACTAGCTGAATGCTAGATATTGTCCAATACCTTCCTGCCAAACGAAAGACTTCCAGCTCCGGCTGGATCAGTTTCAACGGCCCTTGTTGCGTTCACAATGGCGAAAGTTTAGATCGACGTCAGCGCGGCGGGCTCAAAAGCAGCGCCGAAGGATGGAGTTACCATTGTTTCAACTGTAATTTTACAGCAAGTTTTATCCTGGGACGTAATCTCAGCTTCAAAGCTCGCAAGCTGTTGACTTGGTTGAATGTACCACAGGAAGAAATAGAACGTGTCAATCTTGAAAGCCTAAAGCATCGTAGTATAACAGGATTACTAGACGACCGTCAGAAAACTGCAGCAGCTATACAAGGCATACA